CCAGTGTATTCTGATGCATTACCAGCTGAGGTGGTATCGGTAGATTGGTCTATAAAAAACATAATTTTTTATTTATAAATAGTTATTTAAGATTTTTTGAATGAATCTAATAACTTTTCAACAAAATATTTCCTTTCAAAAACAGGCATTTTCATTATATCAGAATATGAAAAATTACCATACTTAACTAAAAAGAAAATTTCATCTAAAACAATTTGTTTATATTGTAAAGAAAGGCCGAAAAAATTCAGCCCCAAAGGCTAACTCAACGCTTACCTTTTCTCCTGACGGGGCTATTACTGTTTTTTTAACATCTAATTTAGGTTCACATTCATTAATAAATTTTCTTAATGATTTAGAGTCTGAAATTGGCATTTGATTAACGAATCTAGATATTTTTTCTCTATCGGTGTCATTTTCTATTGATATGATGTGTTTTTCTATTCTCTTAGTTACTATTGGAACTACCATACCAATAGGGTATTGTTCATTGATTTTATCTAATTCTCTAGTGTCAGATAATGTTAAAAGTTTTAATTCAACTTTTTTATTTGTTTTAGGTAAAACGTATTCAAAATTTCCATTTGAATTTTTTTTATGTGCGGAGTATATGTAATTAATTTCATCAAATAAAAGGGTAACTTCAAATCTATCACCTGTTTTAGGGTCGGATAGTGAATATGTATAGTCTGAACCAAATGCGGTATTTCTTAAAAATAATAATATCGCCTTTACATCACTATCTATTAATTGACTAATGTCAAAACCCGGCTCATAAATTTTATTTTTTAATAAATTATATATTAAACCTTCTTTAGCGGTGTTTTGAGAAAGAATTAAATTTTCGTCAGAAGCTGTTAAATAACCAACTTTTAATGATTCTTTTTTAGGCTTATAAGATTCACCACCACTAGGTAATTTAACTATATCATGTGGAAGATTGAAATCCATTTGTCCGTATTGTGTACTTTGGTCCATAGTTTTTTTCTTTAAAAATAACTTGACTTTATCTTATGTAAATAAAAAATCCCACCTAAAATAGATGGGATTAAATAATATTTTATTTTGTTTTTAGTATACCAAGATACATCTATCAGGTCTCAATGTTGCTTTAACAGTAATCAAACCATCTTCACTATAACCTAATGAGTCAAAATCAACATTTGTTAAGAAACATCCTTGTAAAATCCATTTCTCAACAGCAACACCAGTTGGGTCTAACATTTCAAGGTCAACATCTTTTTTGTAACCTGCAGCATAACCCATACGTCCTGTTACTGATTCAGCATGTAAACGAACCCATTCCATAAGTGCTTGTGATGCAGAAGGACCAATTGGGTCACGGAATGTAACATCTATTGAACCCCATTTAAATTGACCTGCAACATATGTTTCAGTATTTAAGAACGGAATTGGAACTTCTTTAATTTCAATTTTTGGTCTTGAAGCACTTTCAACATACCAAGAATTAATTCCCAAAGAAGATGGGAAAGTTATAATAAACCTATTTTTTCTTTTAGGTTCATATTGAAAGGGCATTTTCATTAACAAATCAGCCATGTCTATTTATTTTTTTGTTTCTTTTATTTTTATTATAAATATATCCAACTAAATTTTTTTCTATTTACTTTGTAATATTTAAAAATTATTCTTGCATTATAAGTATTTCTAGATTTCCTTTTTTTCTCCTCCTTTAGTTAAATAAGTTTTTACTAGTTTTTCAGTATCTTCATCATCTAAAAATTCTTTCATCTTATCTATATTTCTAGGGTCATCATCAGAAAAACCTATATTTGGTAGTATTTCATTGTTTTCTACATCATTTTTGAAAAATGCTTTTTCACCTATTTCTTGAGCCATTTCTTTACAGTAAGATATAAACTCCCTCATCGCTTTGATTTTCCCCTCTTCAGGATTAGTCGCAGACCCCTCACCGAAAGACACAGGATAAAATCTACAAAGGTCCAAATACTCACGTAATTCTTTTGGTGTCAGAGCCTTTGCTTTGTTTTCACCAGTAACTTCATTACCAATATTTCTATATCTATAAAGGTTTTCAGCTAATGTTCTACTATTAAGACCATTCTTATTAGCCATTATTAAATTATAAACACCTTCTTTTAAAGTCTTTGGGTTGTGACCTCTTGCTGTGATGATTGAAAAAATGGAACCTCCATTAATACACTCAACAAAATCATTCCAAGATGGTCCAACAGACGCAACCATTGCATCCAATACGAATCTCTTATCACCTTTAACTCCAAAATTTCTAAATGGGTCTGGTGCAAAATCTACAACAGTAGTTCCCTTATAACTAAAAGGTTCTTTTCCTATTTGGTGTCTGTGGTCTGCAAAGTCTTCAGTAGACATCGGTACTTCTTCGTCGTTTTCACTAAGAACTATGATTGATGTCGGCATAAACATTATATTATCATCCCAATCAAATGCATAGTATTTCGTGTCGGGGTTACCTTCTTCATTAAACCCTTCATTCAATCTTTTGACTCTTATGAAATCTTCTATAACTTTTTTAATTCTCATTATTTTTTAAGTTTTTCTAAAAGTTTTTCTAATTGTGATTCTGTAATGATAATATTTTGTTTTTTATCAGCAAAAGTTTGTTTTCCTTTAGTGTTATATCCTAAAGATTCTTTGATTAATTTTTTTTCTATTTTCATAGTTTTATGTGTTAAATAATTTATGGGGGATATTTCTACCCCCCACTCATTTTATTTTTTAGATATTGTCAAAAGACGCGCCTGTTGGTGTAATGACAAACTCGATGTCGATGTATTCTAACGCTCTTGTTGGCTTCAAGAAGATTTTACCTGTCAATGTATTTGAATCTAAATCTTCAGGTGTGTTAGATACTTGAACTCTAAAGTCAATCAAACCCCTATCTCTTCTAATTTGGTCTAAGATTGGGTTAACTGAATCCAAGAAGTCTTGTCTTACTTTGTTATCGTTTTGTTCGAACAACAATCTGATGGCTACCGCTGAAATCAATTTACGTGCTTGTAGTAACAATCTTCTTACGTTGATTCTGTCAAGTGCAGATTCTCTAACTTGCATTGTTTTGTTACCCCAAATCACTGTACCCACATCAGAGAAAGTTGCAATTGGGTTGATTCTACCTTTGTATAATACATCTCTATCTTCTTGTGTCAACTTACGTCTTGCTCTAATAGCATTTACCAAACCTCTTGTGTAACCCGCTGATGCGAACCAAGGGAACGCTATGTTATCAGTTAACGCTAAGTTTCTAACAACTTCTGAAGTTGCTGGAATATAAATTTGTGTGTTATTAACTGTATCTCTTGTTAAAATCCAAGGATAGTAAGTTGCTGTGTAATTTGAATCTATACCTGTTGTATCTAAATTATCTACCGCCTCTTGTGGGTAAATTAAACCTTCAGAGATGTCTTGGTAAGATGGTAAGAACATATTAAAGTCAGGTGTTGTTGCAATGTAAATTGAATCTGCTCTATCTGTTTCAATCATATCAATAGCATCTTCAACCAAGTTTGAGTTATTAACATAATCAATACCAGGTGTTGCAAATACGTTGATGTTTGTTGATTCAGGGTTTGCAAAAGTTGATTGACCCCATTTGTATGCGTAGTAGTCAGTATTAGCCCAAGTTTCTTGGTTAGGTCCTGAAATTTGTTTGAACGCCCCCCATCCTGTTGCTGTTGGGAATGTTACTGAACTTGCTGCCCCAAATTTAAATCCTGTTTGACCTAATGCGAATGTGTCACTATTAGTTCTATATTCTCTATAGATATCCCAACCATCAAATCCACCATATGCTAATAAAGTAAATTTACGTGAAATTAAATTGTAGTATGGATTAGTATTATCACTAGGTTCAGAATTAAATGACCCCGCACCTACTTCAAATGCCGATTGACCTGAAGTTACATATGAACTTGATACCGTTACAACAGTAGCTCCGCTATCCATGTGGAATCCTTTAGTTAAATAACCCCAAGATGGTCCTGTTGTATCAGTAGCGATATTATTTGGTATTTGTTTTCCTTTATATTGAAAGAAGTCGTAGTCAAAACCTGATATATTAGATATACCTAAGTATGCTCTTCTTTTATTTTCACCACTTGAGATAACTGGGTTATCACCTCCACTCGTCGAACCAAATGGTGGGTTATAGATAACTTCACCTGCTGTGTAGTATTTAGTTTTGTAAGGTACAAATGGTGGAGTTGCGTTAGCATATTGTCTCATAATGTAACCCTCAAATCCACAAGGTAGTGCGTTTGTAGGAGCTTCATCACTCATTTCTAACATTATATATTTAGACTTAACTTCATATTCACCGTTAGATGTTCCAATTTTATTAGCAACATAATTATTTTGAGTTGGGTCCAATGAACAATTTGTAAAACTTTCTAAAACTCTAACATTTTGGTCGTTATCAAAAAAGTCTCTTACAAACACATCAAATGTTCCATTAGCAAATGATACATTTCCGATTGAAAGTTTAACGTATGTGTTAGCAGAATTACCGTCAGAAATAAGAACAAATTTAAATAATTTATAAACTGTATTACCTCTTAACTCAGATACAACAAAAGGTGTTTCTGGAGTTTGGAATTGTTCTAAATAGAATGCAATTGATTCTGTAGTTGGTGAATATCTAACACCAGGTAAATCAACTAATTCACAATATAAACCTCTAATTTGACCTGCTCTATATCCTGTTTGTAAAAGTGCGGGATATGTCTCTTCGATAAATAAAGGAACTTCAGTTCTGTTTTTACCAAAATTAGTTGCTCCAAATACATTACGTAAATAATTTTTAGATGTCGATAACATAGAAGTTTCAAAAGAGAAATCATTACCGTCATATGTCACACCACTAATTTGGAATGTTTCATAAGGGTTTTTAGTTACTGCCGAGTAAGCTCCCGTACAATTCATAGTAACGTCAGTTAAACCTGATACTTGATAGGAAGGTCCTTTTATTGTACTACTATATGTAGACACCCCTCTTGACCTTAAAGTTGCAACAACCATATCATCGTATGTTGTGTAAGGTGCCCCTGAATAAGATGTAGTAAAGAAACTTACTGAACCTGAATATACACCTGTTGATGAACTACCTGATATTGTTGACATAGTTGCCCCCATACCTTGTCCAAAATATGTGTTAACGTCATTTGTACCTTGATAGTAATTAAATAACCCATAATACCATGAGTCATTTACTGTTTGAGCACTTAATGATGATGCTGTTGCTCCCGTTATATTTCCAACACCAAAGTTTTCACTGTAAGATGTTACTACACCAGTACCATTTAATGTTACACCGGTTGTACTAGTAAATGTTGATGCGGTTACTGTCCCCCAGAATACTGAAGTTGAACCTGAAGTTGCGGCACTTGTAGAGTAAAGATTTATTTGACTGGAAATATAAGTTTGTAAATCTGATGCTATTGTTGAGGTTCCCCCATTAAATTCCGTGTAAGGTAAATAAAAATTACCATTAACATTAAGTGTTGATGGGACTGACAATAATGTTACGGTTCCTCCTGTATTTCCTGAGAATAATACAGTAACAGGTCCTGTTGTTCCAGTTACTTGTATAGTTGCGGGGTTAACGTTACCTATTGTTACAATAGACCAAGATGGTCCAGCGTCGTAACCTGATAAACCTAAGACTCTTGTCACAAATAATTGATTTGATTGTGATAAGTAAGATTTAGCAATATATGCCAATTCGTATTTTGGAATTTGTGTATTAACAAATTTTTCAGGACTTGTTCCTCCAAAATAAGTTTGGAACTCGTCAAAATTTGTTATAAAAATAGGTTCAAATGCGGGTCCTTGTAGGGTTTCACCTACTACACCTAAAGTAGTTACACCAACACTCTGAGCCACAAACGTTAAGTCTCTTTCTGATGTGTAAACACCTGGAGAAACGAAAACCTTATTAGATGATGCCATGTCAATAAAAGTATTTTAAATTTATTTTTTATATATAAATACATCGCCAAATAACAAAAAACTTTACATTCCTATAATATTTATTAGGGAGTAAGAATAAATTCTGCCTTTTTTCTACCTACTATGAAAAAACCTGTTAAGAAAATAAAAAACCTAAAAATTGATTCAGAAATACACAATCAGTTAAAAAAATATTGTGATAAAAACGGTTTAAAAATTTACAAGTTTTTAGAAAAGTTAATTATGGAAAATTGTAAAGAAACAAAAGATATCTACGGAGAGTAGTTAAACCAAATAAGCTACTGTTTTTATTTTAGATTCTAAAATTAAATTTGATTTGGTCACAACGATTAAAAAAGTGTCCCCATCATTTATTTGTATTGTTGTTAAACCACTACCTACATAGTTTGAATTTAAATAGATGTCATAAGAACTTATGTTTTCAATTTCAGTAACTTTTAAATCTACGGTGTATCTAAATGTTTCAGTTAATTGATTGTTTCCTGCAACAAACAATAAATCTAAATCAAAATTGTCAGGTCTTGGTGGTTCTATTTTAACTCGTTTAGAAGAAGTTCTAGTTTCAGTTTCAAATAAAGACACTTGTCTTGTAATTGCGGGTGACACTTTAAATTCGGCTTCATCTATTAACAGACCTTTCATAATAAAGGTATAATTGGCGATGTAATACTTTCTTTTTTCTAATTCTTTAACAGACTCATCGGCAACACCTTCCATAACAATTGGAATATAGTGACCTTTGATTTGTGTGTAAGCCTGTTTTGATGTAAAAGTTTGCATTATAATTTTATTGAACTCATTAAGTTCACGCATCCTATTACAAAATAATTTTACATTGTAAGTTATATCAACAGGAATTGGTTGGGGTATCGTGTAAACATCAGCACCTTTTCTTTGACCATCCCAAGTTGGAACAGTGTAATAAAAGAATTGCCTTCTATTTGGTATGTTTGCTGCACCTCCTTGAAAAGTTCCATATTTAACTTCAGGTGTTCTTACCGTCGCAATAAAAGGTAATGAAATGTTTTTATCTAAATCTTGAAAGTTCCAAGTCTCAGTAAATTGAGACCAGTTTTGAGTTGTT